TCAATGACCTTATCAGGGCGGCAATCACTTGCAAAAGCCCAATGCCCTTGTTTGGGTATGTTGCCCCGTACCGAAGCCAGGCCAAGAGCGTGGCATGGGATTACCTTAAATACTTTTCCCGTCCCATTACCAAACAAAGCAATGAGGCCGACTTAATCATTGAACTGTTAAACGGTGCAAAGATCAGGCTATTTGGTGCAGACAATGCCGATGCAATGCGTGGATTGGGCTTTGATGGCCTTTATCTTGATGAATATGGCGACTTTAAGCCTAGTGTTTGGGGAAACGTGGTGAGGCCAGCTCTATCTGACAAACAGGGGTGGTGCGTCTTTGGTGGCACGCCCAAGGGTAAAAATCAGTTTTGGGACATCTACGAGACAAGCCGAAAACTACCAAATGAGTGGTTCACCTTGTCACTTCCCGCAAGCAAATCCAAGCTATTGCCCGAATCAGAGCTACAAGCAGCTCAAGCACAACTAGCAGAAGATCAATATTTGCAAGAATATGAGTGTAGCTTTGAGGCGGCAATCGTTGGCGCAATATGGGGAACTGAAATGCGTCGGGTTAGCGAAGATGGACGCATTACCAAGGTTGAAAACCAAATTGAGGTCAAGACGCACACGGCTTGGGACTTGGGGCATACCGATGACACGGCAATTTGGTGGTATCAAGTCATCGGGGGTGAAATCCATATTGTTGATTTTTTTGCCCTTTCTGGTGGAACAATCGAAGAATTTGTATCAAAAATCAAAGAAAAACCATACAATTACGGAAAGCACTACCTACCGCATGATGCAAGGGCAAGGACTTTGGCAAGCGGTGGTAAGTCAGTAATTGAGCAAATGGCAGTCGGATTGGGCATCAACAACTTGGCGATTGTGCCTAGTTTGACCGTTCAAGATGGTATTCAAGCGGTGCGTTTAGCATTGCCTAGATGTTGGTTTGATGCCGAGAAGTGTGCCGATGGCATAGAGGCGTTGAGGCAGTATCAGCGTGAATATGATGAGGACAAGAAGGCTTTTAGGCAAACGCCCAAGCATGATTGGACAAGTCACCCCGCAGATGCCATGAGGATGTTAGCAATTAGTTGGCGGGAAGAACCCAAAGATAAACCGCCTGACCCGAGTAAAGTGTTGATTGTTGGCCCTGAAAACGAAGTCACAATGAACGATATGTGGGCAATCCACAAACAAACCGCAAGGAGTAATCGAATATGAGTGGAACAACAGACCCTTACCGCTATCAATACGAACACGTTGCCGCAAGTCAAACTGCGCAAGTTTTGGGTGGCACAGGCGCAACGGGGGATTATCTTCACCGCCTGATTTGCACTGTATCAACTGCCGCAACAGGCGCTGTTACCATCCTTGATGGCAGCACTAGCCATGTGTTGTTGCCTAACTCGCCTGGCGATGGCATTGGCGTTTATAACATCGAGTTCAACACCAGATCAAAAAATGGCGCATGGAAAATCACGACAGGCGCTGGTGTTGAAGTGTTGGGTGTTGGCATTTTCTCGGCTTAATCATGTCTAAAGCTGGACTTTATGCCAATATTTTGGCAAAACAAGAGCGAATCAAGGCGGGTTCAGGCGAGAAGATGAACAAAGTGGGCAGTAAAGATGCCCCTACCGCCAAAGATTTTAAAGAGGCTGCTAAGACTGCAAAGCCTGAGAACAAATGACAGCCGCATGGACTCGCAAAGAAGGTAAAAACCCCGAAGGCGGGTTGAACGCTAAAGGGCGGGCGAGTTATGCAGCGGAAACAGGTGGCAAACTAAAGCCTCCCGTAAAGTCAGGGGACAACCCAAGGCGTGCATCATTCCTTGCACGAATGGGTGCAACCAATGGCCCGATGGAGAAGAATGGCGAACCCACACGGTTAGCACTTGCTTTAAAGGCTTGGGGCGCATCGTCAAAAGAAGATGCCCGAGCCAAGGCAAGAGCAATTTCTGAAAGAAACAACAATGGCTGAATTAGTCCCAACGGAAGTTGACAAGTACAACACCCTCATAGCCACTTATGACAACGAGTTCAAGAAGTGGGAAGCACGCACCAAGAAGATTATTAGGCGTTACAGGGATGACACCCGTAGCGCAAGCGGCAATGACACCGCCAAGTTTAATATTCTTTGGTCAAATGTTTCAACCTTAATTCCCGCTGTTTATAGCAAGATGCCAAAGGCTGATGTTAGCCGTAGGTTTGGCGACAATGACCCAATCGGGCGTGTTGCATCTACATTGGTAGAGCGTGCGTTAGATTTCGAGATCGAGCATTACACTGACTTTAGAAGCACAATGCGTCATGCCGTGGAAGATCGGTTCTTAGGAGGCCGTGGCGTGGCATGGGTTCGTTATGAGCCGCACGTTGTCCAAGTGCCTGGCCTGCCCGAAACCCCCGAAAACGATGATGGTTTGCAAGTCACCGAAGATGCGGACGAGGCAGAAACCAAAGACTACACTGCCGGACAAGTTGAGCCAATGGAGCAGATTGAGTATGAGTGTGCGCCAACTGATTACGTCCATTGGGCTGATTTTGGTCACAGCGTTGCCCGTACATGGGAAGAAGTAACCCAAGTATGGCGTTGGGTGTACATGACCAAAGATGCTTTGGTTGAGCGTTTTGGTGAGGAAGCGGCACGCAACATCCCATTGGATAGTGGCCCTGACCCCTTGTCAAACTACGCAAGTAGCCAAAAAGAGTACACACGGGCAAAGATTTGCGAGTTGTGGGACAAAGAGACTGCTAAAGTCTATTGGTTCAACAAACAAGGCAACAAGTTCATTGATGTACGGGATGACCCACTAGAGTTAGAGCAGTTTTTCCCATGTTGCAAGCCTTTGTATGCAACGATGACAAGTGATAGCCTTGTGCCTGTTCCTGACTTTGTACTCTATCAAGACCAAGCCAATGAGTTGGACATCTTGAGTGACCGCATTGATGGCTTAGTCAAGTCTTTGCGTGTCCGTGGTGTTTACGACTCAAGCGTTCCCGCATTGCAACGACTGTTGACCGAAGGTGACAATAACAGCTTGATTCCTGTTGACAAGTGGATGGCGTTTAGTGAAAAAGGCGGTTTAAAGGGTGCAATTGACCTTATCCCGTTGGACACTTTGGCTAATGCTTTGCTTCAATGCTACCGAGCAAGACAAGAGATCAAGCAACAAATCTATGAAATCACGGGTTTGTCGGACATCTTAAGGGGTGCATCACAAGCAAGCGAAACCGCTACTGCCCAACAGATCAAGGGACAATTTGCAAGCCTTAGACTGCGTTCTATGCAAGAAGAAGTGGCAATTTTTGCCTCTGATTTGATTAGACTTAAAGCGCAAATCATTTGTACCAAGTTTCAGCCGCAAACAATCATCATGTATGCAGCGGCAAGTCAGATGCAACCCGTGGATCAGCAGATGATTCCACAGGCTTTGGCGTTGATTAAAGACAAGCCATTACGCAACTTCAGAATTGAGGTGGCGGCAGATAGTTTGGTGCAATTGGATGAAGCGGCAATGAAGCGTGAGCGTACCGAGTTTATTGGTGCGTTTGCGGGATTCCTACAGCAAGCCATGCCTATTGCACAATCAAGCCCCGAAATGACACCTGTATTGATGGAAGTCATGAAGTTTGGCGTAAGTGCGTTTAAGTCATCACAACAACTTGAGGGTGTCATTGACCAAGCGCTTGACCAAATCAAGGAAAAGATGGCACAACCACAGCAGCCCAAGCCTGACCCTGAAATGATTAAGTTGCAAGCACAGCAACAATCCGAGCAAATGCGTGTTCAAGCAGATATGCAAGCTACGCAAGCTAAAGCGCAATTTGATGCTCAATTACATCAAGCCAAAATACAGGCCGAGATGCAAATGGAGCAAATGAAGGTGCAAGCCGAAATGCAAGCCGAAGCGCAGAAACAGCAATTCACTGCTCAATTGGAAAGTGCAAAACTTGAACGTGAGCAACAAATGGAGCGCTTTAAAGCCGAATTGGACGCAAGCACTAAGATTCGTGTGGCTCAAATTAACCACTCAGCGTCTATGCACCCCGATGACATCACTGCACAACAACAGGTTCAATCACTCATGAATCAAGACTTGCGTAGCATGATTGAGGCAATGATGAACACGGTGAACAATTCAAATCAACAAGTCATGCAAAGCCACAGCAATACTGTTGGAACAATGCAAGAAATGATGAAAAATCAGAGTGACAACAAAGAAGTAATGAAAGCAGTGGCTGACATGATTGCAGCGCCAAAGAGAATTGTGCGTGGGCCTGATGGCAAAGCTGTTGGCGTAGAGGTTGTCAAATGATAAAAACCACTAAACTTTTGCGGCTTGCGTAATGTCTCAGGCCATATGGGGAACAGGTGAATGGGGTGTTTCTTTATGGGACAACCCCCTAATCTTCATTGATGACCGCCATGACCCTGGCCCCGAGAAGCTCAAAAAACAGTTTAAACGTGAGCAAGAGAAGAACAAAAAGCGTAGGGATGAGATTTTTGCGGCTTACGAGCGCATTATTGAGGGCAAAATACCCGAAGAAATAATTGCGCCCTATGTTGAAACATTTGCTACAATTAAAACCAAGCAAAATGTCACATTGACAGACATCGACAAAATGGTGTCAAATTTGGACAAAATGCAGTTAATTTGGGACGACCACATCGAATCAGATGACGAGGAAATTTTGTTACTATGAGAACAACTTACGTTATGCGTAATGGCGAATTGGTTGAAAAACACAAAGCCAATGACGATATTGACGCACCCATGATTATGGGTGACATTACTCCTTACCAATCAATGATTGACGGCTCAATGATACAGAGCCGAAGCCGACACCGTGAACATCTGAAAGCAAATGGATGTATTGAGGTGGGCAATGAATCAATGGAAACAAAACTCACAGCACCCTCTAGCGAGAAAAGGCGTGAGGTTTTGGCTCAACAGTTGGGCAATATGACCCACAACGAAGCCAACAAGATAATGAATTCATTGCGTGAGCAAGCCAATCAGATGAAATATCACAGGAGATAAATTTTGGATACTACAGAACCCATTATTCCAACAGAAGCGCCCGATAACAGGCGTGAGCTGCTTGCACAACAATTTGATGAAGTAGCGCAAGCCGAACCCGCCAAATACCAACGTGAGGAATCGGGGAAATTTGCTTCTACCAATGAAAAATCTGTAGAAGAACCCGCAGAAGAACCCGTTTGGAAGCGTGCGCCCGCTAGTTGGAAGAAGGATTATCACGACGTTTGGCAGACTGCCGACCCAAGGATGCAAGAGTATGCTTGGCAACGTGAGGAACAAATGCGCAAGGGCGTTGAGCCTTTAATCTCCAAAGCGCAGTTTGCAGATCAGATTAACGAGGTAGTTAACCCTTATTTGCAGACAATTCAAGGGATGGGTTTAGATACTCCCAAAGCGGTTAAAGCCTTGTTAGAGGCTGACCATATGTTGCGAACAAGTAATGGGCAAGATAAATTGCAATTATTTAGTAGATTAGCGCAACAATATGGAGTAAACTTAAATGAAGTCAATTTCCAACAAGGGGTTGACCCAACGATTTATGCACTTCAAAACGAGCTAAATAATGTTCGTGGCGAAGTGAATGGCTGGAAACAGCAACAAGAGCAAGCTCAAAATCAGCAGCTTTTAGGCGAAATTGAAAAATTTAGCTCTAAAGCAGAACATTTTGAAGAAGCACGTCCGACCATGATTCAGCTCCTACAGAGTGGCGTGGCACAGACGTTAGAGGACGCATATGAAAAAGCTGTGCGCCTTGACCCCGAGTTATTTGACAGCGTACAAGTCAGCAAACAGGCCGAATTGGTTAACGCAAAACGAGTAGCGGCAGACCGAGCAGCGAAATCTGCAAGGGCTAATGCGGTTTCGGTAAAGAGTTCCACACCAGGAATGGCGACCAAAAACAATGCTCAAGACAGGCGCAGTTTATTGGCAGAGCAATTTGACCAAATAACTGCACGACTTTAATTGATATAGGAGAATTATTATGGCATTTGCCAATTCCAGTATCAGCGACATCATTGCGACCAACATTCAAAGCCGTACTGGTGAGTTAGCTGATAACGTCACAAACAACAACGCCCTTTTGCGCAGACTCAAAGACCGTGGAAATGTGAAGACATTTTCAGGCGGTAATGTGATCTTGCAAGAGATTATGTACACCGACAGCACAACTAATAACACGAATTCTTATTCAGGTTATGAAGTGCTGAACGTCTCACAAAACAGCCCTATCAGTTCTGCTCAGTTCAGCATTACCCAATACGCTGCCGCTGTGTCCATCTCTGGCTTAGAAATGATCCAGAACTCGGGCAAAGAGGCTATTATTGATCTGCTTGACGGACGCATGATGGTTGCCGAGGCACAATTGGCTAACCGCATTGGCGCTGACATCTACACAGATGGCACAGGCAATAGCGGCAAAAACATTACGGGTTTGGGCGCAGCAGTTCCTGATGCACCTACAACTGGTACTTACGGTGGCATTAACCGTGCGAACTACAGCTTCTGGCGTTCAAGCAAGTATTCTGGCGTGACTGATGGCGGTTCTGCTGTTTCGGCTTCAAACATCCAATCTTATATGGATTCTTTGGCTGTTCAGTTGATTCGTGGCACAGACAAGCCTGACTTGATCGTTGCCGATAGTAACTACTACCGTTTGTATTTGCAGTCTATGCAATCCATTCAGCGTGTTACTGATGGTGGCAATTCCACTCAAGGCGCTGGTTTTGCTTCATTGAAATACTATGGCGCTGGCATGGCATCTGATGTTGTGCTTGACGGTGGTATCGGTTCAGCCGCTACTGCAAACCATATGTGGTTCTTAAACACCAAATATTTGATGTTCCGTCCCCACGTTGACCGCAACTTTGTGCCTATTGGTGGTGAGCGTCAAGCCGTCAACCAAGACGCAATTGTTAAGTTGATTGGTTGGGCTGGTAACTTAACTAGCTCAGGCCCACAGTTCTGTGGCGTTCTGATCGCTTAAAGGAGTATGTAATCATGGCATATACAATCACCCCCCTCATTGGTATCGACTTTAATAATACAGTCACTACCAACTTAAACAGCGCTGGCACGGCAGTTCCTACCTTTGGCCCTTTGGGTGCTGAAGTATTTGGCTCTGACGGTAAGATTTATGTATTGGCTCAAGCCAACGCATCTATCCCTGCCTCAACAGCCGTTTGCACTGTCAACGCAACCACATTCTTGGTCACAGCTTCAGGCGGCTCATACAGCTCGCCCGCAGTTGCCCTAGTTAGTGGTGACACTGCATGGTTCTCTAAAGCATCTGTGTAAAAATAAAAGGGGCGGCATAAAAACCGCCTCTTTTTAATTAAGGAACTAATATGGCTATTCCCTCACGAATTCTTGGCGCTGGTAACTCGCCTTTGTCCACAGTCTCTATCGCTGGCGATGGCGCTGTTGGCATTGTGGCATTGGGTTCAACTGCCGCTACTGCAACGCAATTGTCTGCGGTGTTCAACACAATCACAACTTCATCTGCTTCTACGGGCGTTAAATTGCCTCCAACAGAAGCGGGCGCATTGGTTGGTATTCGTAATGATTCGGGTCAAACAATTTCTGTTTACCCTTACAATACAAGCTCAACCATCAATGCAGCAGCTTCATCTGTTACATTGGCAACAGCAAAGAGTATGATTCTTTTTGCTCCAAGCGCAACAACTTGGGCATCCGTCACTTCAGCTTAATCCCCACAGGATAAAAAATGGCACTAGATTCCGATATTGCAAACGCAGATACGCATCTGCACGTTGAGTTTTATACATTTGATAAAGCACCGTACAAAGACACCCCGTTTGTGCGAATTATGGTTCCAGGCGATAAGTACAACATCATCGAACAACCCGTTCGTGATGACCATAAAGAGCGCTTTCCCCGTCAATGGTTGCACTATCAAATGCAAAACTCAGAAGGTGGGCCGATCATTGGCACAACTTTGCAAAATTGGCATCTAGATCGCCCTGAAGAATTTACAGACAGTCAAATGGCTGAACTGCAAATTCTAAAGTTTCAAACTGTTGAGCAAGTTGCTACGGCAAGCGATGCTCAACTACAGCGTGTCGGAATGGGCGCTGTTGGGTTGCGTGAAAAGGCAAGAGCTTATCTGCTAAGACGCAATCAAAGTGAAAGTTCATTTGAATTAGAGCAAACCCGTTCTGAGTTAAAAGAATTGCAAGAGCAAATGAAAGCCTTGTTGTCTGAAAAAACACGAGGCCGCCCTAAAAAAGAGGTCTAAATTATGTCTAGCACTATGCTTCAGTTAGTGCAGCAAGTTACCAATGAATTAGGCGTGACAACACCGACAAGTGTTGCTGGAAATACTAATCAAGACGTTATCCAAATTCTTGCGTTAATGAACGCAAGTGGATACGAATTCTTGCGCAAACACCCTTGGCGAACTCTTACAAAGCAAAAGCAGTTTTACACTGAATATTTAACCACTACAGGCACATGGAGTAGTAGTGGAACAACCATAACAGGTATCCCATCCACAACGGGTTTGGATAGCACCTACATGGTGGTTGGCACGGGGATCGACCAAAACACTTTTATTACAACGGTGGACTCAGGCACATCCGTCACCATAGATAGAAGAACAACCGCTGCGGGAACTAACGCAACCATATACTTTCAGAAGATGAAGTATGCGTTTCCTAGCGACTATGAGGCCATCATCCCAAGGACAATGTGGGATAAAGACAAGCATTGGGAAATGTTAGGCCCTGAAGATGCCCAACAATGGGAGTGGTTATTGTCAGGATACATTGCAACAGGCCCACGGATTCGGTGGCGTTTGTTTAGCAAGTATTTCCAAATATGGCCTGGCTTCTCTAACGCTGAATTCTTGGGTTACGAGTACCGTGCAAATTCTTGGGCAAATAGTGCCGCAGATATTCCCAAAACATCGTTTACGGTTGACACTGATACTTGCATTTATCCTGACCGTTTGATGGTTCTTTGCACCAAGCTCAAATATTTTGAGGCTAAGGGGTTTGACACAACGGCAATGTATCGCAACTATTTGGAAGAAATGGAAGCGGCAATTGCTTTGGATATGTCTGCGGCTAACTTGTCGTTTGCACCAAGGCCAGGAACAATTTTAGTGGGATACGACAATATCCCTGATAGTGGATATGGGGCATCACCGTAATGCCAAAAATTGCCCAAAGGACTGCCGCTAATGTAGCGAGTATTCCAGCGCCCGTTGGCGGTTGGAACGTGCGTGATTCATTGGCAAATATGTCACCAACTGATGCGGTGACGATGAATAATTTTTTTCCAACTGTGTCAAGTGTGAACTTGCGTGGTGGATACAGTAAGTGGTCAACGGGCATTACAGGTCAAGTTGAAACGCTGATGGCGTATGAAACGGGGACTGTAAGCAAATTGTTTGGCATTGCTGATGGCAAAATATACAACTGCACAACCCAAGGCGCTGTTGGCGCTGCTGAAAAAACGGGGTTAACCAATAGCCGTTTTGAGCATATCAACGTCACAACTGCGGGAGGAAGTTTCCTTTACGCTTGCAATGGCGTTGATGACCCATTGCTTTATAACGGCACAACTTGGGCAAGTATCAACGCATCAAGTTCACCAATTGCAATCACGGGCGTAACCACAAACAAACTGAACAATGTCACATTGTTTAAAAACCGTGTGTGGTTTATTGAAAAAGATAGTTTAAAAGCATGGTATTTGCCAACTAACTCAGTTGGTGGCGCTGCCGAGGTTTTAGACCTAAGTTCTATTGCCCGAATGGGTGGATACATTGTTTCTGTTAGTGCATGGACAATTGACGCTGGTTATGGCGTTGACGACAACCTTGTGTTTGTAACGTCACAGGGCGAGATTATTGTTTATCGAGGCACTGACCCTTCATCTGCAAGCACATGGGCTTTAGCGGGCGTTTGGAAGCTAGGAGCACCCGTTTCTAGGCGTTGTTTGTACAAGTACGGTGGCGACCTACTAATTTTAAATTTAGACGGTTTGTTGCCATTAGCTTCAGCATTGCAATCAAGCCGACTTGACCCAAGGGTTAATTTATCTGACAAGATTCAAGGCGCTATTACTGCGGCAACAACGCTTTACCAAAACTCATTTGGTTGGGCTTTGCTTTATCACGCTAAAAAAAGTGCTTTGTGGATCAACGTGCCTGTTGGCCTTGGTACACAAGAGCAATTTGTGATGAACACCATTACAAAGTCATGGACAAGATTCACGGGATGGAGTGCTAATTGTTGGGAAACATTTAACGATGATCCTTATTTTGGTGGCAATGGATATGTTGCTTTGGCGTGGGAGGGCTACGTTGACGATATAAACGACATCAATGCAGTTGCATTGCAAGCCTTTAATTATTATGAAAGCCGTGGCGTAAAGAAATACTTTACACGGGCAAGACCATCAATTTTCACAGATGGCAACCCCGCCATTTTGGTTGGTATGAATGTCGATTTTGACGTTTCAGACACAACAGGAAGTCTAAACTTTAGCCCAACAACTTATGGTTTGTGGGACACATCTGTGTGGGATAACTCATTATGGGCGGGTGGCACAATTATCACGAACAATTGGCAAGGCGTTACGGGCATTGGCTACTGTGCGGGTATTCAGCTAAAATCAGCGTCACAGGGCTTGCAAATTGAGTGGGCCTCAACCGATGTGGTTTTCCAACAAGGATGGGCTGGCATATGAACGCAAAGATGGAAAAATTTGCAGATGTTTCAGCCGAAGCCGTTGTGCTTATTGGTAAACATTGGACTGAACTTTATGGCAATGCCAACCTAAAAAGTGATTTGGGTGGCATGATTGAGCTAGAAAGAACGGGCAATTTTGCATACTTTACTTTGCGCACCGAAACGGGTGAATTAGCGGGTCATGCGGGTTTTATGGTGTTTAGATCGCCTTTTTATGGCGCAATGCAAGCACTAGACGTTTTTTATTATGTACTGCCTGAGCATCGGGGCGGTCTTGGAATTTGCAAACTGCTCAAGTTAGCGGGGCAAATGCTCAAAGTTAATGGTGTTAGTCAAATCATGATTAGCCACAAGAAAAATCAAGATTTGAGCGTTTTGCTTCAAAGAGCAAACTATGAGCCATCAGGCGAAACATACGAATTTAAGGAATAAACATGGCTTTCTTATGCCCCCAACCATCTGCGCCCGCAACGCCTGATTATGCGGCTGCCGCTACTGCTCAAGGCACAGCAAACAAAGAAACAGCGCTTCTACAAGGTTATTTAAACAACCCTAACGTCAAAGGCCCGTTAGGTGGTCAAACCGTTACGTTTGATCCTGTTACAAATCAACCCACGATTACGCAAAACTTAACAGGAACGGCACAAAATACGTTGGATGCGCAACAACGTGTGCAATTAGGAATGGCAAACCTTGGTGAGCAAGGTCTTGCAAGTGCATCAAAAATTATTAGTAAGCCTTTTGAATACACAGGGCCAGCGGGGATTTTCTCACTTGCTGATGCAGGGAAAATTCAAGGCGCACCCGATTTGACGGGAATGGGCAAAGCCACGGGTGGTTTTACAGGCACAACAGCGGTTGGTAATGCTGTTGGCGATAAAGCACAAGGCTCAATGTTTGGCTTTGGTGGCACTGCTAGCGGCATGGGTGGTTATGGTACGGCAACGGGTAATGTTGCAAGTGGTCAAGCACTAGGTTCTGTTGCTAACGGTGTTGCACAAGGCGCTGTTACTAATGGCACGGCACAAGGCACTATAAATAATCCACAAGCTACCGCCAATTTTCAAGGTGGTCAAGCCCAAGGCGCAATGTTTGGTTTTGGTGGAACTGCTCAAGGTAATTTTCAAGGTGGCACGGCAACGGGTGGCGTAACAGGCCCAACTTTGCAACAAACTTATGGCGATTATGGAACTGTTCAAGGTGGCCCTGATTTGGGCGGTTATGGTTCTGCCTCATCAATTGGAGCAAATCAATATGGATTATCCCAAGGCGATGTTGGGGCAAATCAATATGGTTTAGCCCAAGGTAATCTTACGGGTGGTCAATTTGGATCAGCCGCTAACACTACTGCGGCAAATCAATACGGTTTAGCTCAAGGAACTGTTACAGGCAATCAATTTGGTCAAGCTCAAGGTAATGTTGCGGGCGATCAATTTGGTTTAGCTCAAGGAAATGTTGCCGCAGATCAATACGGTTTGGCGGGCGGTATAAACGCTAATCAATATGGCTTGGCAAAAGGAGGCGTTCAAGGTGTCAACTTGCAACAATCCATTGGAAATATTGGTCAAATCAATCAAAACCTAAACCCTAATAATTATCTTTCTACCAACCAATTAGACTTGAGGAATGTTGCTCAAATGCCCGTTAATGCGGGTACTACGGGGCAAGCGGCAATCATGTCACGGCTTGCGCCTCAATTGGAACGTCAGCAAAAAGCTACTGCTCAAAACTTGGCAAATCAAGGTTTGGTGGCGGGTGGTGAGGCATACACCAATGCAATGCGAGATCAAAGCCAACAGCAAAATGACTTGTTAACTCAAGCGGCTTTGCAAGGAATTGGTTTAGATACTGCGGCAAATCAACAGGGCTTTAGTCAAGCCTTGGCTGCGGGTCAATTTGGAAATCTTGGGCAACAACAAAACTTTGGAAGTGCTTTGGCGGCTCAACAAGCACAAAATGCGGCTCAAGGTCAGGGGTTTAACCAACAATTGCAATCAGGCCAATTTGGTAATCAAGCGCAGTTGGCAAGTTTTGGTGTTAATTTGCAAAACCAACAAGCACAAAATCAAGCAATTGCCCAAAATTATGGTCAAGGTTTAAGTGCGCAACAATTAACAAATCAATCTGTTGCACAAAACTTTGGTCAAGGTTTAGCAGCTCAACAAGCCGCAAATGCGGCTATTGCTCAAAACTATAGTCAGGCAATGAATTCTCAGCAAGCTGCCAATCAAGCAGTCACACAGAATTACGGTCAAGCAATGTCGTCACAACAAGCTGCAAACCAAGCAGTTGCTCAAAACTTTGGGCAAGGTTTGGCTGCATCCAATGCAACAAATGCGGCTATCAATCAAAACTTTGGTCAGGGATTGGCGGCTCAACAAGCGCAAAACACAGCAGTTGCTCAGAACTTTGGTCAGGGCATAAC